CGGGCGTCGCAAAGTCGCTGCCCATGACCTGCATTGCGGCGGCCATCTGTTCCGGCCCGGGCGCCCCAGCCATGGCGCCGACGACCGCAGCACGCCCGCCGCCATCGCCAAAGCCGTAATAGTTCATGATGTCCTGCGCATTCTTCGGGCTTCCGGCCTGCACCGCCAGATTGCGCGGGTCGACCGTTCCCTTGCCCGTCAAAAGCGCGATCGCACCGCCCGCGCCTTGCTGATGGGCGACGGCAAGCTCGCCGTAAGTCGGCTCGCGGCCCAGCGCATTGCGAAGCGCCGTCCGGTTATCGTTCGTGAAACGCACAAAGGCTTGCGTGTTCAGCGCCGGATCCGAGCGCGCATCGCCCTGTTGACCGACAAGCCCATAATCGCGGCCGGTGCCTTTGGTAAACTGAAAAAGCCCGGTCGCCCCGGTCGACGAAACGGCCGCCGGGTTAAACGCGCTTTCCTTCTGGGCCATCCGATACGCATATTCCCGATCGGCCTCGGGCACATTCGCGTCAATGATGGCGCGGATCTGATCGGGCGGCATCGGCGCCGGGCCGCTTGGGGCGGGCGCCGTCTGATCCGCCCCACCGATCCCGCCAGAAAGCGAGCCAAACGCCTTTGCAAGCGCGTCCTGTCCCGCCTTCGTGTCGCGGCCAATGGCGCGCTCTTTCATGCCGCTTTCGACGCCGAGCAAAACCCTGTTGAGGCCCTGCGACCAATGGTCGACGGGCGATGTGTCCGACGCCTTCTCGGCAAGCGCGTCGACGACCGCTTGACGGCGCCGCAAGTCGTCCATGGATACGGGCCGCGTCGGGTCGTTCGAATTGCCGAAAATGAAACTCTGAAGCATTGATTAAGCTCCCGCGCCGCCGCCCATGCCGCCCATCATGACCCGCCCAGCCGTTCCAGCTAGGCCAAAAAGCCCGCCCATGGCGGCCCTTTGCGCTTGCGCTTTAGTGTCATAGTTCTTGTAAATCATGCCGGCGAGATCGGTATTCGCCACGCTCGTCTGTGGCGTGTTCGCATAGGTCGGGTTTGTAATCTGCTGGCCCGACATAAGCGCCGTGATCTCGTTAATCGGCTGATTGCGCTCCTGAAGCGCTTCCGACACTGCCTGCTGACGACCGCTCAACAGAAGGTTGTTGAAAGCGTCGTTTTCCTGTTCGCCGAGCGATCGCTGGGCCGAGCGGTATGCATCCGAGTTCATCGAGATACCGCGATTGATCAAATCCGCTTCCTGCGACGCGCGACGCTCTGCAAAAAGCGGATCGAGCCGCTTCCGCCCGAGGCCGAAAAGGCGCGCTTCCGTCGTTTCGTTGTTGATGTCGACCGGCTGGGCAAGGTGCGTCTTCAGCTTGTCCGCCTGATCGACCGCAAGCTGATTGGTCGTCGCATCAAAGGCGCGCTGTTGATTGAGCGCGGCAAGCTCCGGAGCCGCAAGCGATTGTGTCGCGCGATACCGCGGTACGCCGTTTTCCTCGCCGATCTTGGTATATGTCAGCGAGCCGGTCGGCGTCTCTTGATCGATCATGTTCAAGGTCTGCGAGGCAATCGCAGTTTCCTTGTTCTGGGCCGCCTGGGCGCTTGCGGTCTGGTAAGGATCCGGCGCCTTTGGTGTCTTGAAAATGCCCATCTAGAAGCCTCCGAACCGCCAGTCCCGCTTGAGGAGCGAGAACTGCAAACCGTCACCATGTGCGGACCAATCGCGGAGGATGCCTTCCGGCTGAAATCCAAGTCGCGTAAGGCCCTTGATCGCGGATGTGTTCGCGGCATCGGTTCTTGCCGTCACGCGGGCGCACCCGAGCTCGCCGAAGATGAAACCGCCGATCGTGGCGAGATCCCTTCGCGATAGCGAACGCGCAAGCGTCGTGACTTCGCAGTTCCGACCATCGAAGAAATTCACGATTATGGCGTTCTGATCTATCCCATGCCGGGCCGAGACAAACCCATAGAACGGTTCGACAAGATCGTGTCCGGTCTGGGCCTTGACGAGCCGGGCCGCCGCCTCGTCATCCCGCCTCACAACACGACGCCCTTTTCATAGACGAGATTGGCGGCCGTATAGCGCACCGTCTGATCGAAGCCCGAAGACACGGACGCCTGAAGGATAAGCGCAATATAGGAGCCCGAGCCGGCCACGGCCCGCCAGTCTTTGATCTGCCGCTTGCCGCCGCCCCAGATGCCGGTGCCCCATATCGCGGTACCCCAGACGGACCCGAGGCCGGTTGACGTGGCAGAAACGGGCGTCGGATCGGAATAGGCAAAGTCCGTCGCGATCGCCATTGTCGGCTCATTCGACAACGTGCTTTCCATGAGCGGCTGGGCAAGTTGCATCACCTTCGTTTCGGCCGGCGACCCCAGGCCCGTCCACGAATGCACAAGCGTCCCGTTGATCTGGGAGCCTTCATCCTGGCCGCCGATCTCGGCCTGAAACACGCGACCGCCCGAGGCGCCATAGTAGAGCTTGTTGTCATGGACCCCGAAACAGACAGCGCCCCACCCTTTGCGCCGGCACCAAGCGCCCGTGACGATGTTCGAGACGAATTGCGTCTTGTCCTCGGCGCCCGCGTTCGGCACCGTCACGATCGCCATTTGGCCCGTCAGCCATGGCGTGATCTGCCATTCCGCCCGGTCAAGCCGGGTTTCAACGATCCGCTTCCATTCCGGCGCAATGGGCCGCGTGACCGCCGCCTCGGCAAGCGCGGCCTGATCGAGCGCGACGGCGCGCGATAGCGGCACGATGCCGGATTGCGTCATGATAAGCAGATCACCGCCGGCCTTCATCGCCGAGCGCTTCGAAAGCGGCTTGCCGACCTGATAGACGCCGACAAGCGACCATTCGGTTGCGCTGCCCGGATTGATGCCGGAATAAACCGCCACCTCGCCCTCGGACGAAATGAAGGCGCAAAGATCCTGGAGATCCTGGCCCGCGTCCGACGACCATGTGGCGCCCATCAAGAGCTTGCCGCCCTTCGAGAAGACGCCGCCGAGCGAAAACACCGCCGCCGCGCCCTGGAAGCTGTCAACTGGCAGATAGGCAAAGTCCATCGTGTTCTTGATCACGAAGAAAAGGCGCCGGGCATGCGTCCAAACGTGGTCGATCGTCGAGGCCGTTATGCCGGTGATGCTCGGCGTCACCCATGACGACCCGTTATAGGCGCGCGGCGCATCGGCACCATTGCACGCCCAAAGATAGGCCGTGCCGGTCGTCCGAAACTGCACATGCTCCCATCTGTTGTTTGTCAGACTGGAGACCGCCGCCGCGCCGACCGCGCCCGCCGATGTCACGTCGTAAATGGCATTATTCGCACATGCGAAAAGGAGTTTCGTGGTTCCGCTCACGTATGACATGAGCGTTTCGACGTTGCCGGATCCCATGCCCGTGGCGTGCGAAATCGACCCACGAAAGAGCCGGCAAGCGTCTTGCTCCGGAAACCAATTGTCCAACACATAGGCGGTGCGCTCGGGCGCGCTTGCGAGGCCATCAGCGACGTACCACCCGCGCACGGGCGCCGGCAGCGAGCGGACGTCCGAAACCGCGCCCCGATTGCCCGCCTTTCGCTTCAGCGCTTGCCGCATCACACAATGACCTGATCTGGTACTTGCGGCGTCGGAAGGTCGTTGTCGCCGGATCCCGTCGCGAAGATGGCGCGCCCCTTGTCCGCGTCGGCCTCAATGCCAAGCATCATTTCATAGGTCCGGAAGTCCTCGGCATATTCGAGGCCCTTCGATTTCTTCCACCTCCAGCGCGTGCCGAGCTTCAGCAACACCTCCGGGACAAGGAAGGTGTCCGTGTCGTTTGTCAGCGCCGTCACGCGGTCATTCGCCGCCGTCACGATCCATGCTTGCGACAGGTACTCATAATCGACGATCTCGCCCGCCGGCAGCGCCGGGAACACCTCGACATTCGGCCTCCGCACCCGCCAAGCGTAGTTGACGACCGAAGTGAAATTGACCGCCTGAAGCGCTCGCCATTCCATATCCGACATAGGCCCGGAGAGCGGCATATAGGACCGATCGCGGCGCCAGAAAATCGGCCCATTCGGAAGCCGATGAAAGTTCGCCGGAAGCGCGAAAGATAGCGTCGTGCCGTCGCCCGTGAACGTGCCGGGGAGGGGCGTTTTCAGCGCGCCCCAATCATGCCGGCGGGCGAGTTCGTCGCCTTCCTCCTGCACGATCGCCACAAGCTGTTGAATGGTGATGTCGGTCGAATTGAGCGCGACGGCGGGCCGATTGATGCCGAGGAGGGGCGCGACAGACTGCACTACGCTCAAAAGCGACATGTCGCGCCCTCATTCCTTACTTGCCAGCCTTAAGCGGAAGCTGGGGCGCCGTCTTTTCCTCGGCGATCTCCTGAAGCTCCGCCATCTGGGCCTTCATGATCTCAATCTGCTTCAAGGCTTCATCAAGCGCCGAGCCGAGCTTTTCATTTTCGGCCGCGACCTTCGAAATCTGGGCCTCATTGGAGTTCGCCGCCTTCAGCCATGCGCGGGCCGCAACCGCCTTATCCTGAATGCCCATGCCCATCTGAAGCGCCGCGCCGTCCGCAAGGCCGGCAAGCTGCTCAACCGTCTTGACGTTGAAAAAGGCCATTTCGCGCGCGAAGCTCGCCGAAGCGGCGGGCCATTCGGTCAACGGCGTGCCACTCACTGCCAGATCGCCGCGCTCAAGAAAGGCCGCATATTCCTTCGGCCACTCGCGCTTGTCTTCCTCGGTCGCAATGCGAAAGATCTCGTCCTTTGAGCCGGCGATGATCTTTCGAATGCACACAACGTCGTCGTAAATGTCGCGGCCTTCCTGTTCCGAGCGGTAGTGGTTCTGCATCGGCTCGATCAGGAAAGAGGTGATAACCATCGGCATGGGGGATCCTTTCGGCGGGTGTGTTCGCCTGCGCGGGAGAGACGGGCGGGACTGATGCCCCGCCCGCTAGTGATTAGATGGTCACGCCGACGATCGGGCCGTTAAGCGTACCTTCCTGGTTCGCCGTCGCGCCGCCGTTGGTAACCTGAAGGTGAACGCCTTCAATCTGCTTTGCGCCGGCCGTGCCGTCATCGTCGAGGAGGCCGGCCGTTGCGGTCGTATTCAGACGGGCGTTTGCGGCCGCCGAGGCGAGCACGCGAATGCTGGCCTGACCCTGACGCTGAACCCATCCGAAGTTGCCGGTCGTGGCTGTACCCATGGCGACGCCGCAACGCTGCCCACGGGGCGAGGCCGCCGTTGTGACCTGGGTTGCGACATGGTCCTTGTCGATCGCAAGGATGTGGCCCGCGATGATCGAAGCAGAGTTGAACTGCACGTATTCCCATTCCGCGCCATTCACGCCGCGCCCAATCTGGCCAAGGCGGTGCTGACGGGTAGTATCGATCTGGAGCGGGTTAGCGCCCAGAACGTCGTTAATTGTGGTAGCGAGTGCCATTTGCGTAAGCTCCTGAAGGTCTGGGGAAAGAGGCGGGGCGCTTGGCCCCGCCTCAAGATCACGCAACGAGGATGCCCTGAAGCGCCATGTTCGAGCACGTCATGTTGCCGGCCCAGCCGACAAGCTCGACGGTCGCGTCCTGATTGATCGGGCGCCGGGTGTCGCCGATCTTCGTCATGTTCCGCTTCGCGTGCGGGCGAAGGCGGAGGTACTGAGTATTCAGGAAGTACATGGTGTTAGCCGAATGGCCGAGGCCATTGCCGGCGAAAACCACATCGCATTCGTTGCCGACTTCGAAGAACTTGAGAGCCTTGAAGCCGGAGCCGAAACTGTCGTTCCCCTCGACACGCTGAAGCGGAATGAGGCTTTCCGCATAGAAATTGTAGTAGGCCGCGTCCGCCGAAATCAGATCCGGGAAGTCGGTTCCACGGATCAGGTTAAGCGCGAGACGGCGCATATAGCCGCGAATGTTGGTCGCAGAAACCGCCGCGCCGCCGTCCGTCACGCCACGGAAAAGCTGATTACGCCAGAAAGGCCAGTTCGCCCGGTTGATGCCGCCGACCGTGCCCGAAGATGGCGCCGAGGAGATAAACGACTGGAGGCCGTTGATCTGGCGACCGCCGAATTCCGTCCCGTCGCGAACCACGCCGCGCGCAAGCTGGTTCATCAGCGACTTTTCAAGGTTCTGCATCTTGCGGCGGGCGAGCGGGATAACCTGCTCTTTTCCGCTGTTCGTCAGATCCTCAAAGCCCGAAACGGTAATGCTACCGACAAGCTGGCGGATGTCATATTCGGCCGCCGAGAAGATCTGCTGCGGAGCAACTTCAAGCGTCTCGTAACCGGCGTACCACATCGCCGTTGAGTTCTCGGCATATTCAAGCTCTTCGTAGATCTTGGTGCCGCCGGTGATCTCGACATTCCCGCGCGACTTCATGCGCTTGAGGATCGGCATGTGCAGCGACACGTTGTCGGCGAGTTCGCCCGTGCGGCTTTCGAGGGTCGTTGCGATAAGGTCGGTGACTGATGCGTTTGCCACGGTAATGGCCTCCTAATGGGTGCTGTTTCAGTTCGAAAGCTGCTCGAAAGCGCTTTCTAGTGCCTGGTCCAAGCTCTGCCCTTTCGGCCGGACGGGTGTCGCCGCCGGTCCCGGAACAAGAGATTTCGCCGCAGCCCGAGAGGTTGTCGCCACACGTTGAGCGGTCTGTGCCTTGGCCCGAGCCTCCTCCGCCGCGCGCTCGGTCAAGAGCTTGTCGCGGACGGCCGGCTTGGTCCAAATTGCGCGGTCATAAGCCTGTTGAAGCGTGATCGCCTCGCCAAGCGCCTTGGCCTTCTTGATCTCGGCGGCCATCTCAAGGCCCACCTCCTCGGCGTACTTGTTCGCCGGGTTCGACCAAAAGGCGGAAACTTCGTTCTCGATCCGGCCGCGCTTTTCCGTCTCGACATACTGCAAGACTTCATCAATGCGCGGATCGCGGACCATCTGGGGCGCCGGCTGGGCGGCCGGGGCCTGAGCGCCCGAAAACACCGCGCCGATCTGTTTCGGATCGACGCCATAGACCTGAGCAAGCTGGGCAATGCCGCCGAAAAAGTCGGTTTCAAGCGCTCGCTCAAGCTGGACATAGCTGTCCATCGCCTGACGAAGCGTGCGGCCGTTGCCTTCGGCGATGTCGGCGTATTCGGCGAGGCCCGAAAAGCGCTGAACCCCGGCCGCCATCTGGTTCTCGCGTTCCACGATCGCGGCGCGAAGCTCCGGTGTCGCCGTGGCCCAGATCTGGGCCTTGTCACGCCCCCACGACCGCGGCATGTCCTCGGCCGGCTGGGGCGCGGTGACAGGTTGGGCGGCCGGATCGACAGGAGGCGTCGCGGGTTCCGCCTCGGCCGTCTTCGCGGCAAAGCGGCCGACCTGATCGCGAGGCTGTCCCGATGCCGGCGGCTCATTGTTGCCCGTCGTCAGCGCATCGAAGGCGCTTTCAAGCGAGGCTTCAAGCGACTTGCCTTCCGGCAGGTCGTTGACAAGATCCGCGTCGTCGCCTTCGTTCGGGTTGAAGTCTACCGCCATCCCATTCGCTCCATCTGGCGAGCAAGCGCGCTTTCGATCTGCCGATCAGACGGGGCCGAAATCTCCGGCTCGCGCGTCAAATGCTGGTAATCGTTGCCAAGCTCGCGATAATCGTTGTTGCGAACCGCCGACCAATGGCGGAGCGAATTGCGATAGGTCGACTTGCTGTCGTAGGTCTGCCCGTCCACCTGCGAGGTGAAGGGATCCACGGTGTCGCCGATCACGCCCGCATTCGGCCGGCGCGATCCAGCCGGCCCTTCAACGAGCTTTCCGGTCTCTTTGCAAATATGCCAAATCTTGCGCATGCATCACGGATGCCAAATGCGCAAATGCCGTTCTATCCCATGACGCGGGACTAGGCGGCCAGAAGCAACAGGATCACTTCGTCATCCTCGGCCTGTATCCGAGCTTGTTCCTCAAGAACGGCTTGCACCTCGGCGAGCCATACGCGGGCGGCCTCCGCCTCTTTCTTCGCGCGTGCCGTTTCCTCGCTTGCGCGGGCCGCCAGCACGCTTTCAAGCTGATCGGCGATCACCGTAGCGGTCTGGGGCGCCATGCCGTCCAGAAGCGCGGCAAGCGTCACGCGGGCGCCGTCTGACAGATCCGAGATCGCCCCGGCCGCCGCCTGGGCCGACTTGGGCGGAGCCTTCAGCGCCTCGGCAATCGCCTTTTCGGCCGATCGGCGCCGCGCCTTCTCGCGCTTTAGCCTGGCCCGCTCGATTTCAAGCCAGCGCGACCCGGCGTCCCGGTTTCGGCCTCCGCCAATGTCGCCGGACGGCAAGCCCGGATCGAATTCGCCGGCAAGCGGTGCCGCTCCAATGACAGGCGATCCGACCGCGAAACCGACCGCCGTGATAACGGTATTTCCGAATAGAGCCGCCGAACCGATGACTGGCGAACCGACCGCGAAGCTTGAGCCCGTGACGACGTGGTTCTGATTGAGCGCTGAAGCGCCAATGACGGGCGAGCCGACCGAGAAGCCAACGGCCGCGCAGACATCGTTGCCCGCTCCGGGAAACGAGGCGGACCCGATGACAGGAGAACCAACCGCAAAGCCCGCGCCCGTTAGGATGTGGTTTTGATTGATGGCCGGCGAACCAATGACGGGAGATCCTACCGCGAAGGCCGAGCCGGTGATTACGTGGTTTTGCCTAAGCGCTGGCGAGCCGATGACCGGCGACCCGATCGCAAAGCCGACCGCCGTGCAAACGTCGTTCGGAACGCCGCCCGCGTCCTGTAGCTGTGCCGCCTGCGGGTGTTGCTGCCAGAAAAACACGTTACGTCACCGCGCGGACCGACCACGAGAAAGCGCGCGCCGTGCCCTGCAAAAGCTGTCCGGTGAACGTCCAGCCCGCGCCCATCGGAAGCCCCGGCGTGGTGTAAATCGGCTCCGTTGTCTGTGTGCCGATCAGCTCGATTTCCTGAATAACCCGCTGTGTCGAGCTTGCTGTCGCCTTCTCATAGATCCTGAAACGATACCGCTCCGTCGCGGTCATGTTGTTGCAGTCGATGCAAAGGGTGAAGAAACCGACCGCTGTGCGGCTTTGAAGCGTCGTCGTGTTGCTTGTCAGATCGGTTTCCGTGGTGCCGATCGTCTGCGCATCGAAAGAGTACAGCGCGATGTCGATTGCCATCAGTCAACACTCCAGAACGTTATCGCGCAGTAGCCGGGAAGACCGGCAGCGCCTGCGCCTGCGCCACCACCACCCGAACCGCCACCGCCAAAGCCGCTGCCCGCCGTGGCCGCCGCGTTGCCCGCGCCCGCTACAGATGCGCCCGCCCATGGCGACCACCCGCCAGCGCCTCCGCCGCCGTAGGAGATGGACGCAGCCGTGTTGCCAGCGCCGCGCGTGGCATTGGTGATGTCGAAGGACCCGGACGCATGACCGATCACAAGTGAGCCGGTCACCGCACCGTTGTTGCCGCCGTTAGACCCGACCGTCGTTCCGTTCGCGCCGCCAGAACCACCACCGCCGCCAGAACCAAAAGGCAGTTGTGGAAAGTCTGTCGTCGTCAACGCGCCGCTAGCCCCGGCCGCGCCGCCCGCAAGCCCGTTGCCGGCTGCCCCGCCAGCACCGCCCGCACCAGTTGCCGCAGCGCCCGTGCCAGCACCGCCGGCACCACCGCCGCGCAGGTACAAGCCGCGATTTGATCCAGTATCACCACCTGCAAACGGTATCGGAATGGCGGATGCGCTTGTGAAAGATGTATTCCCGCCCGCCGATGCCGCCGCACCGCCGACAACGCCAGCCGAGCCGCCTACCCCGAGCGCGACCGTGTACGTAAGACCCGGCACCACCGCCATGGGCAAGGCCAGGACATACTGCCCGGCACCACCTCCGCCCCCGGCGCCAAGCGATGCAAGGCCGGAAGCGGCACCCGCTCCACCCCCGCCACCCGCCGCGCAAGCGTCGATCTCGATCATGGTCGTGTCGGGCGGGAACGCCACGTCCCACGGGCCGCTTGGCGACGTGGCGTCAAGCACGCCGTCTCTGTAGACGCCCGCGCCACGAATGAATTCAAGGTGCCGCTGTTTGGGTCGGGGGCCACCGAGGCTCATTTATTCGTACCTTACAAACGTAAACCGCACGTAGCCCGAGCCGCCCGCAGCGCCTGCCGCACTACCGCCACCCGAGCCGCCAAAGCCATATCCAACGCCATTCGTGGCCGCTGCGCCGCCAGCGCCCGCGCCGCCCGGATAGCCAAACGGGCACGCCGTCCCGCCACCGCCACCGCCTTGACTGATGGTGCCCGTGCTGTTCCCCGCTCCGCCACCCTGCCCAGTGCCGACAGTTGCGGCGCTAAAGCCAGAATAAGCGCCGCCCGCAATGCGGTTGGTAATGGCTGCACCATTGCCGCCCGCCGTCGCGCCTGTTGCAGACCCCGAACCGCCGCCGCCGCCTGTCGCGGAGAAAAACCGCGCCATGCGAACAGTCTGCGCGCCCGCGCCGCCCACACCGCCAGCCGTGCCGCCAGTGCCGCCGCTGCCGGTATTCGCCAAAGACGAGCGCCCGCCGTTGCCGCCCGTTGTCGCTGTTGCGGCGTTCTGGTTTGTGCCTGCGCCGCCACCGTTGCCGCCGCGCAAGTAGACGCCAGCGCGAAGCGCGGGGAGCGTCGTCTGAAACCCTTTGCGCAGATCACCGCCGCCCGCTGCCGTGCCGCGAATGATGGTTTCGCCGCCGTTCCCGCCCGCCGCGTTGGCCGCTCCTGCCGTGCCTGCCGCCGCGCACGTTATTTCCAGCGAAGCGCTAGGCGCGACAGCCAGCGAATAACCCTGAATGCACGTACCGCTGGCACCGCCACCCCCGCCCGACCGGCTCACGGTCCCGGTGCTGCCGCCGCCTCCGCCGCCGCCGCCGCCAGCGCAAGCGTCAACCAAGAGGCGCGAAACGCCCTTCGGGACAACGAAGGTCCACGGGCCGCTTGTGCTCGTACCGTCGACCACGCCATTCGTGACGACGCCCGTTCCGGGGATGAACTCCACAATCGTCTGTACGAGACGCGGGCCGCCGAGAGGCATCAGGCGGGCCTTTCGTCGTCAGTCGGAGGCGTGTCGATAATGACGTTTGCGCGTTCTTCCGTCAGAAGACCGGCCGCCGCCAGATTGAAAATACCGTTTCGAACAAGCTGATTTGCAAGGTCGATCCATTCCGCCAGTTCGATCAATTTCAGGTACCGACGCACAGCCGCTGCCTCCACGGTCGCACCCTGCGACGCAAGGTCAATGGCGATGGCCTCGGCGTCCGTGAAGCGAAGCTGAAAACGAAGTTTCGTCACCCGCCAGTCCGTGACCGGTTCCGGCTCAGGAGGCGGTGGAGCGGTGAACGTCACGCCGTCATACAGATAGCCGGGGCCGACAAACGAAATATCCGCCGTCCGCTCCATCGCCGTGAATTCGGGATAGAACATCAACGCACGCTCGACGCTGTCGGCGCTGATAACGTTCTGGACCACGCCGTCGCGGATCAGGATCACGTCCATCAGCGCGCCACCGTTTTGTTGCTGTAGGCAACGTTGTGCCCGTGGGGATTGTTGGGCGACACGAAGTCGCCCGCCCCGCGATAGACCACGGGCGGCATTGTCGGGAACGACTGCTTAATTTCGATCGCCATTTCGATGGTGCCATCAGCACCAATGCGAGGCTTCAAGGTCGCGGTCATGCCATTGGCCGACACAACGACAGAACCGTCTGTCTTCGGTGAGATGGTGAGCGGTGATGCGGTGAGGGATCCTGAAACAACCATTGCCGCCCCTTACTGGCTCGGAATGCGGATGGTGAAGGATGCCGAGAGCGACCACGTGTTGCCGTTCGTGACCGCCTGCGAAGGCGACAGCGTGCCAGTCGCCAGCAAGCGCGAATTCGTGTTGTCGACGATCGCATAGCTGTTTGCCGTGCCCGTCGCCGTGACCGTGCCGCCTGTCAAAGCCGCGACCGTGGCCGCGCGACCGTTCGGCGAACCGGCGCCGAGCGTGATGTCGGACGCGCCCAGCGTCTTGTTTCCAAGGCTGTTCAGAGTGCCGAACGTCGTCGGCTCGGCCGAGCAAATGTGAAAGGTCGTCGCCTCGGTATCGAGTGCGTTCAACCCGAAATCAAGCACGCGATCATACAAGACGGGCATGGGCTACCTCAATTCAGCTTGGTTTCGACGCCAATCGCTTTGCCCGTCTTCGGATCAAAGACAATCGACTTGGGCGCGGTGAGAGCCTGAAGAATCGCAGCCGAAAGCTGCGCCTGCTGTTGCGCTTGGGCGTTCAAAGACTGAATGAGGATCGCCAGCGCCTTCGAAAACTCTTGCGCCTGAGCCTCTTGAAGCATGGACGTATCGCGCGCCATCCGCTCGGCCTTGCGGTCCTCAAGGTCGGCGGCCTTTAGCTGCAATTCGCCCTGTTTCAGGTCGAGTTCGGCGCGCTTAACTTCGGCATTGGCCGCCATCTCGGCCTGTTTCACCTGCGCTTCGGCCATCAAGCGCTCGCGTTCCAACTCAACCGCGGGATCTGGCGGAGGCTGTGCCGGGCCTTGGGCCGCCATCTTGATGGCCGCTTGCGCCTTGGCCTTCATCGCATCGACCGCGTCATCGATCGACTGTTCCAACTGGCGCGAAACCCGGAAGCCGCGGGCCACGAACTTCAGCGTCTCGCCCATCAGTTCCGCAAGCTCGGGCTGGGCCGCGGCAAGGCCGACCGCGCCTTGCAACAGATTGCCGGTCACGGTCGCGAATTCGACGCGCTTTCCCTGCATTTCGCTGTCGTCGGCCGCCGCTGTGCTGTCCGTCTCGATGTCGATCGCATAGGACCGCATGCGGTCGTCACGCATCAGCGCAATGACCTGCTCAATCGTCGCTTTCGGCGTTTCCGGCTGGGGCGGAGGCTCTTGCTGCATGGCCTGGGCCTGCATGGCGGCCTGTTGCCATGCCATCATCTGCTGATCGACTTCCGCCTGGGCCGGAAGCTGCATTTGCGTCATGCGCGTGATGGTTTCAGGCTGGAAAAGCTCCGAGATCACCTCGGCCACAAGCCGGCAGGTGTCCGCCGCAAGGCGGATCATCTCGTTCTGTTTTTTCCGAAGACGAACCGATCCCCATTGCGCCTTGATCTGTTGCGCGCCCAGCGTCTCGGACGCCTGACTTGCGCCCCGGAGAATGTCGCTGATGCCGGTGATCTGGTAGATGTCTTCGATGATTTGCCGGCGCACCTCGATGCACGTCGTCAGAACCTTTGCCACCTGTTCAATGGGGAGCCACGTGATACCCATGTTCGACTTTTCGGCCATCGCGGCCCAGTTCGGCACGGGGATCATAACGGCCCGGTCGTCGTTCGACTTCATGGCCGCTTCGATCGCGTCCGCACCCTCGGCCGAGGCGCCCGACGCATAGAAGCCGCGAACCTTCAGCGCATCTGAGAGCGCATGAATGCGGGCGGTAAGCTGGTTCACTTCCTGAATTTGCGTGATGTAGAACGTTACATCAGGGATCGGGACCATGCGATCCGCGCGAAGCGTGCCAAGCGCCGGCTTCGGGCACGGGAAAAAGTCGCGGAAGTTCAGGAACGGATCCGATATCTCAAGCGCGTAGGGGCACTGATCGCAGACGAAATACACCTTGCGGCTCGTCTTGCACCAGATCTCCCAGATGCCGACCTGTCCCTTGGGGCCTTCCTTCTGATCGTCCTCATGGGGCCACTTGAAGGCCGCAAGCTTCTCCTCGCCGAAGCGCTCCTTGAAACGAGCCTTGTTGAACCACGCCCGACGCGCCACCCATGGAATTTCATTCCACGTCCGGGCGCGCGGATACACGAAATCTTTCCAGCCGACGAAATCGACCGTAACGCGCTCCTCGGATAGCTGCTCAAAGCCGTCTGGCGAGGCTTCAAACGTCGGCTCGTACCGCACCCATACTGTCCCGATCGAATAGTCGACAAGCTCGTCACGGGCGCGCTCAAGCGAGCCATGCATGCCGCAAAGCTCGTTGTTCGTATTGACGGCGCGTTCCATGACTTCGGACACGACGCGGGCGACGGGATCGGCCTGGAGATAGCGCGAGCGGACCACGCAAACGGGCGCGCGGTCATAGGTCGACTGCTGCATGATCTCGCGATTGGCCCATGCGATTTCAAAGCGCCGCTTGGCCTTCTCGGATTGCTGGCGGTCGAGGCCGAACGCCTTGACGACGGTTTGCGCGTCCGTCTTCAACGCGGCGCGGTCCTTCTCCGCTTCCTCGATCGCGCTCATCCATTTCGAGCGCGCGGCCTCGGCTTCGCGCTTGGCGGCCTTGGCCTCGGCTTCAGGATCTTCGATGGTTTCGGCTGGCAGCATGCGACAATGCATGCCAAGGGGCGCGGTGCGGTTCTATACCATGCGCCTAGAGATAGTCGCCCGTCGAGCGGTCGGACATGCGCAGGATCTCATTCAAGGTCGCCTTCTCAATGCCGCGCATCGGTTCGTTGTTCGGGATCTTGACGGGCGAGCCGGCGTCCATGTGATCGAGTAGCTGGCCGACAAGGCCGAGCGCGTCAACCTGATCGTCATGCTTGCCGGCCGGGAACGACAATAGCTCGTGTTGTAGGGCCGCGAAATAGGGCGCATCGGACAGCACGCGAAGGCCGCCCATTGCCATCCTGCCGCGCATGGACTGTGCGCGGATCGCCTTGTCGCCACGGGTCGGAAACTGCCTGCGGGCGCACCACGCGCCGAGCTCCATCGCCCGGCGGATGAGGAACGGACCGACGCCCGATCGGATCTGTCCCGTCTCCTCGGCCCATTCATTCGGCTTCCATGTGCGGACAAGCTGGCACCAAGCGTCCACCCATTTGTCGGGGCTTGCCTGGGCGCGCCATAGGTCGAGAAGCCATAACTGGTTTTGAGGATCGACGCCGACAACAACGTGCACGGTCCAGTCGCCGCCTCCCTCGGTGACAGCGTAGTCGGAAGCGCCGAAGATGCGGAGGGTTCGCACGTCGGGCAGCTTGTCGACGGGCTTGATCCATTCGCGCTGGAAGAAATCGCCGTCCGCCGCGCTTGGCCGTTGCTGGAATAGGGCCTCATACTCGCGAACGCGGGCCGAGGCGTACATTTCGGCTTTCGCTTGCCGGATCTTGGACGGGTAATCCCATCCTTCCCAATCGGTTCCCAATAGCTCGCCGATGGGGCGGCCTAGCGGATCGTCGTCCTCGGCCTCGGCGCGAATGTTGATGATGCGATGGGGCGTGCCAGACTTGCGCCACATGTCTTCAAGGCGAGCGATGTGGTCGTCTTCGTGCCATCTGGTGTTGACGGCAATGACGGGCGCGCCTGGGACTAGGCGAAGGAAAAAGTCGTCAAGGAGCCAGGACCAGACGCGATCGCGGTATAGCTGACTTTCGGCGTCAAACCGGGTCGGATAGAGATCGTCGAGCACGCCAAGGCCGGCACGAATGCCAGCTATACCGGTTCCGACGCCGACTGCGAAGTATTCCCGGCCTGTCGAGGTATTGAACCGCGCCTTGGCGCTTGTGGACGGGTCCAAGCCATAGCCGAGCAGGCCGGCGTTTTCTGTGATGATACGGCGCGTGTGGCCGCCGAATAGATCTGCGATGTGTGCTGTGTGCGTTCCGACAAGAACGCCACCAGCGCCCGCCGCAACGGGCCTAGCGAGCCACGACGCGGGGGCGATCTGTGTGGCATAGCGCGATTTCGCCGAGCCGGGCGGGGCGGTGATGACGAGCCGCGCGTCGGGCGTGGCGAATGCCCATTCCATGTTGTCGCAGATCAGGCGGTGATGGGCGGCTAGGCGATGGCCGAGGTGCTCGGCGAGGCCGGCGACCGATCGCCTAATGCGTCGCCGTTCGAGAAGGATCTGCGACGCCACGGCCGGTTGCGATTGCAAGTAGTTCATCGTCGCTCATGTCTTCGAGACGCTTAACAATGGTTGCTTGCGTCTTTTCGACGCGCAATCCGGTGAGAATAGAGATTTCGCGAAGTGCAGCGACGGCCGCGTTTGCCTGTTTATTTGCCCTTGCTTCTATTGCGATAGCAGCTAGGTCACGGACAAGGCTTTCTATTGTGATTTCGACTTTTTTTGCGCCGCGCTCCTGCAATTCTGCGACGCGATCTCGAATGGCTTGTTTTGCTTTGAGCGCCGTTGCATTGCCGCGATTAGGTGTATAGCCGGCTTGGACATAGGCCGCATCGCTTGCCATGCCTTTGGCGAGTGCCTGGGCGAAGGCTTCGTGGCGCTGGTTCGTCAAGGCTGGCACGTTTCGCGATTCCTTTTTTGCGCGGTCCATTGGGGGCGCCTATGGGCGCGCGGATCTTGGGACCGCCGCAAGATCTTGAGGTGATAGAACACGCATTTGGGCTGGATTTCTATGGCATCGGCGATGCGCTGGGCGGTGAGGCCCTGGTCCCAAAGGATAGCAACGGCTTCACGGGTGAAGCAGATGCGGCTTGGCATTGTGTCGGCTCCGTGGCGAGTGGAGCCGGCTTCATGGGTGCGCGCGGTGAGAGATGATTGATTTGCGGGGTGGTTTCAAGACGGGGCGGACCGCTTCCACATCTCGCGCTTATATGGGCCGCGCATGCTTCCTTTTTGGCTGTCCTGATGGCGCCCCATTTTGGCGCCTGGGAGGTTTGCTTAGTTTGCTTAGGCACTTTCAGGGATATATCCCCTTCTCGCTATTCACACCATACCTAATTACCTTTTTCCCCTCTCATATCATTTTCGCCTAAGCAAACTAAGCAAACCTCTTTTTCCCTCTTTCTCTCACTTCACCTTCTTCTTCTAACTATCTAATATATATAGATATTATATAAAACAGTGGAGGTATCTTGCTACCAGAGGTTTGCTTAGTTTCTGGCCTAAGCAAACCCTAAGCAAACTAAGCAAACCTAGGCCCGAAAGGGGTTTGCTTAGCTAAGCAAACCTCCCTTCTAAGCAAACCAAACTAAGCAAACCTCCCGCCCTAAATGGCGTGGTATCGGACCCCTGGACGCCCGCCTTTTGGCCCGGCTTCCACCTTGCTTTCAGCGATCTGTTCGGCCTGTTGAAGGGACGAAATGATGTCGTTGATGTCCCGTGCCTTGACCGCCCCGGCGAGTTTGGCGAGAAGGTCGCGGCGCAGGATCCCGGCTTTTCCGGCGTCCTTGATGATCTTGAAAACGCGCTTGTGGGCCGCCTGGCCTTCGTTTTCCGTCATGTGATCTCCAACCATTTTCAGCATGGCTGCGACGCTTCGCCGGACCATGGAGGTTGCCCAGATCCAATCGGCCTCTGTGATGGCCGCCGCGCGCCCTTGGCGGCCGACAGCGTGGATCATGGCAAGGCGTAAGGCGTTCTCGACGGCGCGGGCGTAGGCGCCTCTGACAAGCTCCGTGCCATTGCGGCGGATATCGTCTACCTCGGCGCGGAAGGCGAGCCGGCGTGCGGCATCCTCCGGGCTCGCGAACGGGATCCTAAGCGGGTCTGGTACGCCCGTGGGCAACGTGAGAACGCCGAGGCCGCCGCCGAGGTTTCCGCTTGATGGCGGGAAGAGGCCGGCCAGATGGGCGAGGATCTTTTCAGGAACGGGCGGAGGCGGCGCGTCGTTGAAGTCGGGCCACTCGGGCGCATCAATGATGATCCACCGATTGAGAAACCCGTCCATGGTCGTGATGTTCGTGAGGGAGGCGAAGACGGCTTCAGGCACGCCGACGCCAAGGATTGTAAGCGCTGGGCTGTCGATCGGCGCCGCCTCGCTCATGCCGGCCCGGCTTAGGGTCGCGAAGGTGGATCCGACACCGCACGGCTTGACGGAATAGAGGCCCTTCAGTCGCCCGGATAGTGCCATCTCATGCGTTGATGACCGCCCGCCGAAAATCCGCTTGAATAGCGTCTCAATCTCATCGATGCGCGCAATCTTTGTCGGGCATGTCGCCAGATCCTTTTCGATCGCCGAGGCGGAGGCCCAGTCGGCGCCTTGATAGACGCGCGCAAGCTGCCCGTATTGGCCGATACGCTTGTCTAGCTGTTCCATGATGGTGGCCGGCGCCGAGAGCGGATCATTCTTGCCGGCGCCCGACGACGCGACGGCGAGGATGTAGAGATGCGAGCCAAGGCCGGAGGGGCCGACCATGTGGCGCGAGCATAGGGTCGCCATAGTCGCGGTTGCGGAGGCGATGGCAAGGGGCCAGC